GTGATCAAAGTCTAGGATTATATGGTTACCAACACCACAATCTACACAGCCAGAATCCTCTTTTATCTTAGCAAGCATCTTCTTATACTGCTGCTTGTTATAGGTGTCTAACTCTTTGTCAGTCATTGCTTCTATTATACCCTGCAATATTAGGGCCCCACACAGGCAATTCACCTGACTTGCGCCACGGTCTCTATCCAATGGGTAACTAATCCATCACTAAGGTCCTGTGTGGGACAACTATATTGTAACATAGTAATGGAGCAGTTTATGGACTTGCTCAGGTCTCCCAGGGTGCGACCCTGGCTTATCCGTACTCAGCAATAAGGTTGCTAAAAGCAACTGCATGTATCATGACGGAATAGTATTTATTATACTACCTATTAAAGAACGTTTTGGCTTGTTCCGCCTCCGCCACCTTTACGGGGTGACTTCTTTGCAGGAGCCTTCTTAACGGTCTTCTTAACAACCTTAGCAGTCTTAACTGCTCTGTCTACCTCTTCTACAGATGGCATCTTGCCGAATGCAGGATCGTTAGGGTTGGCTGCTCTCAATACAACGGGCACAAGTGCTCCAAGTAGTGAGTATGCTAGTGTCTTAGGGTCAGTTACACCAGAAGCATACATTGCTGTTGCTGCTCCAAGTACTGATCTTCCGTATGACGCTAGTGCGTTTTTGATTTGTTGATTCATAATTTTCCTCCTAGGATATTATTTTTGTTAGTACTGTAAAACCAATCCATAGACCAATAATTCCTGCGACTCCCGCAAAAACTGGTGGTGCTGGGACTGGCAATTTGAATGCAGCAAATACTACACCACATCCAAAACCTGTTAATACTGATAGTATCACATCTTTCATCTTTTATTTTTCTCTACATACTGCTTAATAAATGGAATTATTACGTTTACTTCTTCTGAAGGTACGGCATTAATAAGCATATGATTTATGCCTCTACTTTCAAGAGTCTTTACAAGATCATCAAACTGATCGTATGTGAGGTAGGCAGTATCAAGAACGGGCTGCGGAACCTCTCCTTTTCTCCACACTGGTCTGACAACATGGTTTGTCAATAAATCAAGTTCTTCTTCTGTTTTTCTAATAACGGGAGTAATTGCAATCATTACCTCCATCCCGTCTAATTCAAGTGGTACTGACGCAGAACGGTGTTTTAGGAAATCAGACCAACCTCTACGAGCATAAATGTGATAAGGCAAAATAATCTTATGACCATATTTTTTTGCTGCTTCAAAGACGTAACTATTTGTTGTTGATACATATATGTCTAATTTGTTTTTATGGTTTGGGTCACGCCAGTATCCTGGTGAGTCTTTATCTTGATCCATTTCATTTAATACTTTAAGAAACTCTATCATGTAGTTTGATCTGTCAAGAGCACTGGCGTTATCGTTAACATCTCCAACAACACCACCAACACCATCTTCATGATCTTTGATGTATCCAGAAATTAAATTAATCTGAAGTCTACTTTTATCTATTCTGTCCATAGATCTATTTATCATAGAAAGATATTGAGGAGATATTGTGTATGGACGAATGGCGACCAAGTATTTAATGTCTTCGCCTTTTTCTATATCTTTTGCTGTCTTTACAAACATGTCTCCTTCTGGGATATCATGTGTAAACATCACTCCAGAAAAGTTATGCTCATTTAAATTTGATGGATCTTTTGGATCTCCAGGGTTTCCCATTACTCCACCAAAATAATAAAATTTCATTCTACTATTCTATCATAGTCTTCTGGTAGCAGTGTTTTTAACTTTTTAAATTCTGAAGAGATTTTCTTTAAAGTAAAATCATGAGGGGCAATCATCCCATCAACTGCTGAGCCATACTTATTATAGTAGTCAATCTGTGGACCAACCTCGTCAATGAATAACTTCAGTCCAGCCTGGACTTCTTCGATATATTGATAAGCCCAATCACGAGAATCTGAAACAAATTTTAAAAAGTCTTCATTAGATTTTTCTTTATCTGTTTTTCTTTGCTCTTGCTGGCTCTCTTGTAGCATAAAAAATTCAATTGTCTGAGCAACCATTTGTATATTTTTTTTCTTTTCAATGTAAAAAAGAAAAGCAAATGCTGTTGATAAGACTGATAGTATAACTAACAATATTGTCTGAATCATAATTCTTTTCCGCCTTCTCTAACAAGAAGAACTATTGCTCCATTATCTTCAAGAGCCTTCTTTACACGAATCATATACTCTATGGCCTCTCTTTTAAGTTCAACAGTTTCAAGAGACATAAAGTCTTTTTCTTTAGCCTTTACAGTTAAGAAGTTATCGTTATCTACAATCTGCAAAGAAAAATTTTTAGGAGCAGTAAGTGATCTAAACGCTCTTTTCATTTGGTCTGTGTACATATTACTCCAAAGTTAAGGATTGCCATGTTATTCCCCAATCATTTTTTGTCTTGTGGCTAGAAAACTCTTTTGATATTTCCCCATTTTCCAAATATACTCCACCCCAGACACCCCATTCTTTTCCAGAAATTCCCACAGAAAAACAATCTTTTCTTACAGGACATGCTGAGCACATTAAGTCTACGGCAGGTCTTAATAGTTCATCTTCTTCATACTTATCAAAAAATACATTTGTATCATAATCAAGGCATGCAGCATTGTCTTTCCATTTAAACTTATTCATGTTATCTTACATACTTGTCAGGTATTTCCCATCCAGTTCTAGAAACGACGAAGGACTTTTTTAAGTACCAAGCATTATTTTTAAATGCTCCTTGTTTTGAGGTAAAGGCCTTATCTGACCTAATCATCTCTATAACATCCCATCCATCCCAGGAAAGGTTATTGTTATTGGAAACTATCTCTTCCATTTTTTCAAGAGAATTAATTGATATCATTGTGTGTGCTCCTTAAAAATTGTATACATTAGTATTGATGTTTTTTGATCTTGATAAATTAACTATATTAGAAACTTTTTCTTTTGGATTAGATACAAAAGCAAAGTGATTAAGACTATCTATATTTTCTTCAATCCATTGAGGAGTAACCTTAAATAGTTTTATAGACTTGCCTCTAGACTTCATACCTCTTTCAGATAAATTTACAAACTCCATTGCCATTTCACTAACATTCCCTGGACCAGCAGAGTACAAGTAAAATTCTTTTTCTTCATTTGTTAATTCAGACAAAGCAACAGCCATTGCCCTAAGAAAAACGTTGTAGTTGTTAAAACTACTCGTCCCCTGAACTCCTACTATCATTGTCAATTCCTTCTCTTAGTTTATCCATTATAAAAAGCATCTGTTCTAATTGTACCCTATCCATGTTCATTGTGTCAACTTGTTGAGCCAACTCATTATCTATGTGCTCGTTGATCATGGGTGCTGTATAAAAAATGTTGTCCTTAACCCAGTAGGCATTTTTATCAACAATGATTACCTTAATATTCATTTTTTCATGATATTTTCTTGATTGTGTTTTAATTTTAAGGTTTTTCCCATATTGCTTGTTTTGAACATATCTGTGAAGAATCACAGACTGACTAACAATAAAAGGTTCTTCATTGTCTTGAGTCCTATTGCGTACAAGGTAAACAAACAAAAACAGCAAGACGCACAGAGTTATGCCAGCAGCACCGAAAATGTTATTCATATGGCCTCCAGACAATCATTGTATCACTTTTTTCCTGAAATAATTCTGCAGATTTCTTCAAAAACCTTTTTTTGATTTTTTTCTAACAGATTAACAGCATCTAAATCTAAGGCTTTAGGGCCTAGTTTTACTAATGGATTTGAAGATGTTATATCCATGTCAATAAACCCATGACTCCAGAGATACATTGTCTCAGTATAGAAATACGAAGAAATGTCTTTGTAAAGTTCTGGATTTACTTCAGCAAGTTTATCTGTAAAGGTATACAAAAACTCTCCAGTTTCTGAATCTAAACCTGATGGCTCAAGTGCTCCAAGAAGTATAAGTCTTTCTATCTCTTCATCTTCGTAACTCAAACTCTAACCCTCCAAGTCATCCTTGTTGGGCCCTGATCAATTAGTTGAAACATGTGGTGCTCGTATTGATCCTTTAGTTCCTTGTAGATTTCTGGACTTACTTCTTTTAGTTTGTCTGTTATGCTATACATCATTTCACCAGTTAGATCATCAATACCCTGAAATTCTACAGCACCCTGAAGCATTAAGTGTTCAAGCATTGCTTCTTCTTGAAGTCCCATTTTATTTTCCTGACTTTGCTCTTGCCTTCTTCAAAGCGTCAAAATCTTTGACCTTTGTCTCTCCCATATATCCCCAAGCATGTCCATCATTAATCATCTTATCGTTAATAGAAACGGTATCGCCATCAAGGTAGACCCAACCAAGTATGCGACCATACTTTTCTGAAGAGTCCATCTTCTCTGTCTTGATCACTACAGACTTAGCACTGTCAATTGCAGCCTTCAAATAAGCCTTTGCTTCCAGCCCTAAAGCCTTTTCAGCCTTGTCTGCAGTACGAGACTCAGGCGTGTCAATACCAGCCAGTCTGACTCTTGAACTAAAAGAAATGTCAAACCCTAAATCAATATCGACATCGATAGTATCTCCATCAACGACCTTTGTTACTTTCTTTACATAATATTCAAACATTTGTGCCCCCTTAGACCCAATACCTAATTATAGCAGTTGCTGCAAGAATTGACCAGACTATATTAAACCAAATAATTGTTGGTAATGTTTTAACTGTTGATGACCAAATTAAAGATAGGCTAGTTACAAGAGCAATAATATAAAGCCACCAGATCTGGGTATTAAATAGCAGACCTGGAATAATGATTGCTGCCTTTGTCATAAAGGCAAAGAACTCTACGGTATTAGGCTTATTCCAATAAGACTTGTGGCCCATGCTACGAAGAGCAGTTATCCATTGTGTTCTAAATTTCATTTTAATCCCTCCAAAAATTGCCTGTGATCTACACATTCTGACACCTTGTAGTCTTGATAGTTTTTATAGTAGGCATACATATCAGCACCCTTCTTATAGTCTTTAGAATTTTCTATATATCTTTTTGCAACATCTTTATTAATTGTGTTGTGTGCAGACCCTAAGAAAGTCCAACTATTTGCTGACCAGTAGTCGCTGGAATCAAATTTATTCGGCAGTCTGTTCTTCCATTTATTAATTTTTTCCTGTAATTGTTTTGGAGCATTCTCATATGAAAATTTTTGCCAAAACTTAGTGTCTTTTCTCAAAGTCATATAATGAAAATATATAAAGTTGCTTACATCATCATTCATATTTAAAATAAGTTTATTAAACTCTGATCTTATTTCCTGACAATTATTTGTTAAAAAATCTGGAGTAGAGAATATATTGCTTAATCCAATCATGCTTACCCATAAGGATGTTGCTTCTAGTGGCTCAACAAAGTTTGCTGCAAGACCTATTGCAACGCAGTTGTTAATCCAAGGTTCTTCGTAACATCCAGCACTAAACTTAAAGCCACCCTTGTTTTTTCTTGGGTAGGTTGGTTCATACCCCAAGAACTCTTCTATCTCTTTTATTGCTTCCTCTTCAGATATTAAAGATGAATCATACACATACCCGCAACCAAATCTTGTTTGTAGAGGTATCTTCCACATCCATCCATACTTCATTGCAATTGCTTCTGTATAGGATGGAATTTTTTCTGTCATCTCAACAAAAAATGGAACAGCAGAGTCAACTGGAAGAAAATCTTTATAACTCTTCCACTTAGAATCATACACCTTTCCAATAATTAGTCTATGAAATCCGCTACAGTCAAAAATAAAATCACAGTGGATCTTTTCATTGTTATCTAGGACCAAACTTTTTACGTAATCTTTTTCATCTAGCAAGACATCTTTTATTATGCCGTCAACTAATTTGATTCCTCTTTTTGTTCCGATCTCTCTTAGTCTATCTGCTATTTTAACAGCATTAATATGTAGAGACATGTTTCCTATTTTTTTATAATCATCCATAGGGTCTTTTTTAGAAACAAAACCAAAGTCTCCTTTACTACCTTCTAAAACAAAAGGAACTTTTTTGGCTTCTGAAATTTTTTCTGTAAAATCTATCTCATTGATGCTATCATTTAACGCAAGGGTTGCAACAATTAAAGGACTATTGGAAAGATACCTGTTAGATACGGCTTCAAAACCTAGAGATCTGTCTGTTGTAGAAAACCCATGGTAATAAAAATCTCCATCATTATTCCAATTTGTAAACTTAATTCCATTTTTAATTGTTGCATCACAGTTTTTTATTAGATCAGAAAGGGGTATATCTAAATGGTCAAAAAAGTCTACAAGAAATGGGGTTGATCCTTCTCCTGCTCCCAGAATTCCTATGTCTTTTGATTCAATTACCGTTATATCTAAGTCTGGGTATGATCGTTGTGCTTTGAGGGCAGTAAGCCATCCAGCAGTTCCTCCACCAACAACAACTATTTTCTTTGTCATTATTTTCTACCCCACTTAACTTTATTCCAACCTCGCTCATGGAAGTAGTAAAGGATTGTCTTTGTAAATACCTCAAAACTTGCGATTGCTCCAGCCGTAACTGGCTCTTTGGTTATTGCCCAAGATATTACAAAAGTATCTGCCGTACCAATGATACGCCAAGTAATTGCCTTTAATGCTGATCTTTGTTTGGTTACATTCATGATGGCCACTCAATGTTGCTTGGCTTAGTAATAAAGTTCCAGACTTTAGATACCCATCTCTTTACGTTTTTGCGTAGCCGATATAGCATGAATGTCTGCCCCCAAATCTACTTGTTCAATCTTGTATCCAACATCTCTACCATATACAATGTTGGTAATGTTTGGTAGCCTTAGCACTAATGCACCATCCATAAACTCATCCTTGGCAATATATTCTTTTACCTGATCAAACTTAAGAGGGTCCTTCTCGCTTGTATTGTAGGTATTACGGACTCCAAGAAGTACTTGGTCAGTTCTCTTACCAGCCTCCTTGTAAAGGGCGTGGTGGCCCTCGTGCCAGGGCTGGTACCTACCCAGCATAAGAGTTGTAGGTGCAGACCAGTCATGCAGGCCAAACTGATTAATAATTTCTGTTGCTTTTTCGTTTGCGTCCCACTCATGACTAATAAAGGCCATGTCAAAATTACCTGGGACTTCAAACATTTTATTAGTATCTTCAAATCTACTTTCTTCAATTGTTTCCATATAGATTAAAATATCTGGCTTGCCAAATGCTACACGAGTTAAATCTGTTGGACATACAAAGTCAACGATTACAGGAGCAACACCTTGCTTAGCAATAAGCCTTGCCATCTCTCCCATACGACGAGCCTGCTCAAGTCTATCTTCAGGGCTAAATCCTAAATCTGAATTTACAGTTGCACGAACTTCATCTGCATTAAGATGAATAGCATTAATTCTTTCTTTGAGTGCCTTGGCTAACTCTGTCTTTCCTGAACCTGGAAGACCTATAATCTGAATAATCATTTTTCACCTATCTCTGTGTTTGGCATAATGTCAATTAACAAATGTACTCTATCTATTTCACTGCCATTATTTACATAATGAGTTCTTGAGTTGTTTATTTCCCAACATTCTCCAGTACCCATCTTAACCCTATCATCTCCTACGCCAAAGAATACACTATCAGAAGTAACTACTGGAATGTGGTTTCTTCTTGAAAGCATGAGATAGTCTCCTGCATCATGATGATGTGCTATATCTTGACCTGCTTTTAACTTAATCAAAAGCACCATACCTCTGACCCCCTTGTGGATTCTTTCAAGGTCTGAGATTATTGGCTCAAGAATTTCAAGCAGCCCAGTGTCATTAGATGTTTTCTGAGTGGAAAATTTTTCTCCTTCTTTCCACATAAGATCTGCGGTATAGACAAAGTATGAGTTAGTATCCTTATGAACATAGTGGTTGTCTTGTCGTGATGTATTAATAAACCACTCGTCAGAAAAACTATCTATATAGTTTCTGATGGGTTCAACATCATACCTACTGTGTTGTTTAAAATTAAAGTCTTCCAGTGTCTTTCTCATCTTGCCTCCAGGGTCTGATTAAAATCTTTAGAATATCCAAAGTTAATAAAGTCAGAACTGTAAAAGTCCTGAACCATATTTATTTCCTTGTCAGTATAGTCTTCTATATACGATTTTACCACATAGTTGCCTACATTGTAAAATCCAAGTTCCCAGCCAAGTTCATCCTCTAACTCTTTTAGGTTTTCAAACTTATAAAGTCTTTCAACCTGGAGATTATCTTGGTCCATAATATAAAAAGATTGAGGTATGTGAAGCAGTGGGCTTATTTTAGATATTTTTCCCTGCTTAATATTATCTAAGTACTGTGCAAAAGAGATGTCTGTTTGATTAGTTTTATTGTATTGCTTGTAGCAACTGTAGGTTCTTGTGTAGGGGTTTCTTACAACAGAAAAAGAGAAGACTCTCTCGTCTATTAGGTTTGCCTCTTTTAGGTAGGAGTATGGGTCGTGATGCCTTGGCCATTCCCTTTTCCAATTATCTAAGTCTTTTTCTTTTAATATTTTTGAGATAGAAGATCCAGCAGTCTTTGGAATATGAACAAATAAAACTGCTGAATACTCTATACCCTTAATCAACATTTTGTATTACTGTGCTAGTTTTTCTCGCTCATCAACAACACTGATCATAAATGACATCATGCTATTGTATCCATCTGGAATAGCCATGATCTTATTATAGTGGTGACCACAAAATAACAATTCTCCGCTAATTCCAGTCACTTTGACTAACGCTTCAGCGTTGCAACGATCACAACGATCAAGGGGTGTAAGTGTCCATTCTTTTTCTTCAACCTTGTCTTTGATCATACTAAACATTATACTACTGCTTTCTGTTATCAGTGGAATAAAATCCACTTCCGTTGAATACTGCTCCTACATTAGAGTATACACGAACTAGAGTGTGATTGCAAGTCTCACATTTATATCCAGGATCGTCTTCTTGAATAGATCTTTCTTTGGTATATCTTTGTGCACATGGCATGCAATCATATTCGTACAGTGCCATAGATTACTTCTTCTTTTTTGCTTTTACTGTCCAAACAGGTGCGTTAAGATTATCGCCACCCCAGTCATATCCAAGCGCTTTTACAACAAACCTAATAATTTTAATACGCATTATTTAATCCCCTTTCCAAATTTAGCCCAAGCCTTTTCATGTAGAAAAAAGAAAGTCATCTCCAAGGAAAGATACGCTAAACCATACAGGCCTACGTATTCCCAGTGTGCTTCTCCAGTAAAATATTTTGATGCAAAATATAATATTCCAGCAACAAAAGTAAAGTGTACAAATGGCCAACTAAATGTTTTTAGTAAAGATCTTTTGGTGGAATCCATTATAGGGCTACCTGAGCCTTTCCTCCGCCACCAGAAGACTTCTTGACTACTGGCTTTTCTGCTTTCTTTGCAGCATCTGCAGTTGTAGTCTTAACAGGTGTTGCTGCTAACTTGTTTAGTAGTGGAGCATTTTCTTCACCAGTATAAACTGGACGGCCCCAACCAACAACAGCATTAACCAACTTCTTCTTATTATTTTTTACATAACCACGAGTCTTCTCTACGCACATTCCTCCGTTGCGTTGATCTCCCTTGGCGGTTCCTGAAGTGTTTCCTTCAATAACCTGGATAGTTCCATCACCATTGTTTTTAATGCAAAGACCAACATGCGAAATACGATTTACACCATCTTCTGGGAAATCAAAATAGATCCAGTCTCCTGCTTGTGGATCGTCATTACGAGCATCTGACCAACGCCCAGCCTTCTTAAACCAATCTGCTGCTGCTACTGTTGATGCAGACTTAGGGAATGACTTTACACCCGCAGTAAATGCTGCCCAAGAAACGAAGGACTGGCACCATGGCTGAAAGTTAACCTTGATCCATGCGCCATACTTTGTTTCATTATCTTTTGGGCCTTCAATTGTGCCCACTTCCTTCTTTGCAACCTCAATGATTGCTTCTAAACTTCCTTTTGCTGCCATGATATGCCTCCTTGTTGACATGTACTTATATTATATCACGCTGTCCCACCTGGCCTCGATCCAGGGACATCCGAATTAACAGTTCGGCACTCTACCATCTGAGTTATAGGACAATGGGGCAGTTTTAAGTCATGCCTAGGACTATTTTTTAGTTACGAATATATGATTCTGTACCAATTAAAATCTTTGGAAGAGATGCTAAGTACTCTCCAAAAGTTTTAAAGGTATTGCGGTTTACATATGATGCTGCTGATACTACTGTTGCTACAGAACTTCCAGCAGTCTTTAGTTCTGATCCATTATACTTTGTAATATTTACCAAGCCAGGAGCAACCATATCAAGTCCAGGACCTGTGTTGGTAACGCCTTCGAGTTGTGTTTCATTTGCTAGTGCACCCACACCAATCACTCCTGGGATGCATGATGGAAAACCAACAAAATTTTGCTTATCATTTCCAGTTGCAATAAATGTAGGAATATTGATCATATTTAGTTGAGATACCATGTTTGTAAATGCTCCAGATGAATCTTTGCAGCCAGGGTGTACAGACTTAGCCTTCGTTTTTAGTTCTGTATGAATTCCCGCCTGACTTACTGAAACTGCGTCAATACTATACTTAGATGCATTCTTACTTACCCAATCTAGCCCCATAAGAATAATTTCTCCATTACTTAGAGTTGATGAGTTTCCTAATGATGTAATGTTATGGATTCTAATAAAAACAATCTTAATGTTTGGATTAGTTGCTAACGCAGCCTTAACCATTTGATCACCGTGATAAGTTCCATTGTTTAACCAAGTTGGGCCAGTAGTTGGCCATGGCGCAGATGCTGCTCCTGGACCTTCCATAAATTTCTGTCCGTTAGGGCAAGCCATGTTACTCACTGTTGTAAAGCAAACCTCGTGAATAATTGATGAAAAGTTCTTAGAGTTAATGGCTGTGTCAAGAATTGCCAAAACCTTTTGATCTTGTGCCTGTGCTGGTGCAAGTGCTGTAAATGCAATTGCAATTGATAGTAATGCTAGTAGTGCTTTCTTCATTTTTTCTCCTTGTTTGTTGTTTGTTTATTCTTTTATTTTAAAAACTACTTGACATGGATCTCCGCCATCTTCCCATTCCTGCTGTTCCTCAGCAGTCATGTATGGATCTCCATCATGGGTGTTACAGAACGGTTCTGTAATCCACCCTCTATCTATACCGTTTTCTAACCATATAGTAAACTCATCGTGATCTATTTCTTCTAACATATATTAATTATACCCCTAAGCACTGACAATGTCAACTGGGCCCATACAAGATGGGTTAAATTTAATAGCAGCATTTACTGCTTGCATTACTCTATTCCTTGCATTTTTTTGCTTATCTGTTGCATATAGAACCCCATATGCATACTCTGATCCAGAACCCATGGCAAGATAAGGAAGCATGTACTTAGATAAAGACATATCTCCAGAACTGTGCTCATATAGTTCTCCACGAACTGCAATAAGTAAACCAAGGTCTCCCTCTTTAGATGTGTCAACCCAGAACTCGTTGTAAAAGTCACGCAGTTCTTTAACAAATCTTGTATGCATAAATTTATCTGTATCTTTAATAGTAGGAGCAGTTGGCTTAAAGTTGTGACGAATTCTTTCTCCGTCCATTGATCCTGCATACCCAATTAAATAGGGACCAGTCTTCCAAACCTTTGGTGCTTGAAGTGCTAGAATGGTTCCATCATCTGATGCTCCACGATCTCCAGCCATATAAACTTTGTCTTCATGTTTTAAAACAGCAATAACGGTCATGCGAAAGCCCCTCCAGATAGGTATAGTTAAGTATACCATCCACCTGAAGGGGCTGTCAACTAGGGGTGATAATGACTAATTAGCCTTTTTATCTACCGTTTTAAAGGCATCATTTATTTCTGCTAATGATAGCCTTCCATCGTCCAAAAAAGCCCTTGCCAGTCTCTCAATAACTGTTGCTACTCCCAAGAGTCCTGCAAGCATAACTGCCTGAACTGTGTCAATTCCTACTACGGCTCCTGCTCCCAAGACTGATAGTCCTGATGCTGCGAATACCGCCACAATTCTCATAAGAATATTTCCTACTGCCTTCTGAGGGGTCTCTCGTTTAGGGGCCTCTACTATTTTTTTAGTTGCCATTTTATTTCTCCTTTCTTAGCGGGATTGTAACTAGCCAGATAATTGTTGTTGCCATTACAGCAATACCAACAATGTCTCTTGCTGATCCCGTCAAAGTTAGCCATGCGATAAAGAAGCCAAGGAGGGTAAATGCCTGTGCAATTAATTCCACTCCTGCATCTTTAAACCATTTCATTAATCCCTTTAGCATTTTGCCTACCAGGTTTATGGCCTTATTGATTATTTTCATTTGTTCCTCCTTATCATTGCCCCTGCAATTTGTGATACGATGATCACTGGGACAATTACTTCTTGCGCTTTTTCTCTCTGATCGTCTGTCATATCCATACCTAATTCAGAGAAATTAGATAGAAGTTCTACTGGGTCCACTTCGAAGACTGCTCCAAGTGGGTCTGCTAAGAATGCTTCTGTTTGTACTTCTGTTACGGCATCTGCTAATGTAAATGGCATTGCAGTTTCTCCTGCCTCTGCTTCTCTATCTGTAAACTCAACAAATGCTTCTGCAAGTGCTGGGTTAGACTTCATCTGCTCAGCAATCTGTGCAACCTCTGAAGGCTTAATACCAAGGTCTTGTGCAACCTCAACCTTTGCTTCTTGAGTCAAGGCTCGAAGTGTTTGGCTAACTGCTGTTACTTGTTCAGGGGAAAGAGTAACTAACTTATTATCACTGCTTGTAAGGTTAGCAATAACATTAGATAGATCTTCTTCTGTTCCAGTTCCCTTTTCAGGAACAAGGGCTGCTAATACTTCATCAGTAATTTCTACATCTGGTTCATTCCAAGGATTCTCTTCTGGCTTTGGTTCTGGTCCAGGTTCTGGAGATGGTTCTGGAGCAGGCTCTTCAGTAGTTTCTGGGGCAGGCTCTTCAGTTGGTTCTGGGCTTGGCTCAGGAGTGGGTGGTTCCTCTGGGGTAGGCTCAGGGGTAGGCTCAGGTGTAGGCTCCTCTGTAGGGTCCACTGTAGGCTCTGGAGAAGGCTCTGGTGTAGGAGGCTCTTCTGCCGTAGGTTCAGGGCTTGGCTCTGGTGTAGGAGGCTCTTCTGGTGTTGGTTCTGGACTTGGCTCAGGAGTAGGTGGCTCTTCAGCAGTTGGTTCAGGACTTGGCTCTGGGGTAGGCTGATTGGCTGCAGCGTTGGCTGCTGCTTGTGCAATAGCAGATTGAATTTCTCTTTGTAGTTGCTCGTCATAGTAACGCCATGCGTCATCAATTGCATTATTAACATTACTGATTGCTTGATTGTATGCGCTGATTGCATTATTTTTATTTTGGAGTGCCGTTTCAACATTTAAAACTGAGTTGTTATATTCATTTGTTTTATTAGTTAGTGTTTGATTGTAACCATTTAATGTTGAAACTGCTTGATTATAAACATTTAGTTTGTCATTGTATACAGCCTGTGCTGAGGCAACTGCATCACTTGACTCTTGGCTTGGACCACTACCTATAATAGTTTTTATAATTACATTATCAATAATGTACCAGTCACTGTTGTGTGCCCAAAAATATATCTCATGAATTTGTTTACCAGGAAGCGCATCTAAAACCTCTTGATGAACAAATCCTGGATAATTTGAATTAACATTGTCTTGAATTGTAAAGTTATATGTTGTTCCATCTGTATGCCTGACCATAGCAGTGGCATCTCCATTTTTTGCATAAACGGAAAATTTAACCTGAGTAACTGCTCCCTCACTCCAATTAGCAACACGAAAAGCAAGTGTTTGACTTGGGGCTTGAAGATGCAACGCTGGTGGGTTTGTATAATCATTACTTGGAACCTGGTCGCTTCCATAAAAATATCCACCATTATTTGTTGAAGTTATTGCAACCTCAGTGCCCACAGAGTTTCCATTTGAGTCTATTGATCCAACTATAAATATACTAAGAGCACCTGCTGGCCAATTTTGTCTACCATTATTTATACTATTATTATTAAAATCTTCTGTTGTGATATCAGTTATTGAGCCAGACTGGGTTGAAAGGTTTATGTTGGCTATATCAAGAGCATCCTGTGCATTATTTTTATTAGTTAGGGCAGTTGCTACTACGACTGTTTGTCCATCTACTGCTGATTGGGCTAAGTCTTTTTCTTCAAGTGCCGTGGTTTTTAAGACAAGTGATGTGTCGTATGTGGCAGAGGTTTGGGTCTGGGTTTCTTTTGCAGATACGGCAAGGGCATACTTATCTTCTGCTTCTTCAATTAAGGATATGAATTCATCCTTGTAGCCAAGGTCGTCAATGCTATCGTTAAGATCTTGTATTTCTTGGGCTGCAACTGTGAGTGGATCATCAGAATGGGCACCTTCTGGTGAGATAATAAGCCAGCCGAATGCTAAAAGTGTGGCTGCTGCTATTCGTATTAGTTTTTTAATTATCTTTCCCCCTTGCAGACTGATGTCTGATAGGGTTATTATATCATTTTATTGCACAAAAAAGGGGCTACCGTAATTGGTAACCCCTTAAATGTTGGACTAATTACTTGAGGTAAGTAACCTTAGCCTTTGGATTCTTTGCATTCCACTTCTTTGCAAGTGAATTGAAAGCATCCTTAATTGACTTAAGTGCAGCAGCATTATCTGCTGTTAACTTAGCGATAGTTGCATCCTTAGCAAGTACAACTGCATCTGAAGCAGTCTTTGCATCAAGTGCTGCCTTATCTGAAACAGCCTTTGCATCAGCAAGTGCCTTAGCAGAAGCAGCCTTCTCTGCAGCAAGTGCAGTTGCAGAAGCAGCCTTCTCTGCTGCAAGAGCAGCATCTGAAGCAGCCTTAGCAGCAACAGCATCTGAAGCAGCCTTTACGACTGCAGCATCTGAAACTGCCTTAGCAGCAAGTGCTGCATCCTTAGCAGCAGTCTGTGCTGCAAGTTCTGAAACTAGATCACGAACTGTGATTTCTGCAAACGGTGCAAGTGCACGAGCAGGTAGACCAACTACGTCAGCAGTTGTTGCATCTCCAGCAGTTGTTGGGCTGAATGTGATTAGTGATCGTGTTCCAGTTGCTGGAAGTGTTGCAACAAACTTTGCAACTCCAAAATCTGAAAGTGTAGCACCAGTGGTTGCTGTTGCTGTGTCTAGTGTTGCTGTAGCAGCAAATACTGTTGCAGTAATTGACTTAGCAGATACCTTGTTACCAAATGTGTCTGTTGCAGTTACTGTGATGTCTTGCTTTGTACCAGCAGCGCCAGCAGTAGGGGCAGATACTGTAAGAGTATTAATCTTACCAGCAGTTCCCTGTACGTAGTATGTAAGTTGTGTTCCACCATTGGTGATTACAACTGTACCGATTGCTGTTGTCTTTGTGTAGACATAAAATGTTGCTGTTGTTCCTGTACCAGTTGCAACTGTTAAGGATGATGATCCTGATGTTGCTCCTACTGGTGCAGCAGTTGTGTGTAGTGCAGACACGATTGTTGCGTTTGTTGCTACTACAGAAACGACTGTTCCTGTGTCAACTGTTGCGACGAACCTTAGTGCGTCAGCAGCATCAACTGTGTTGTCTGCTGGGACTGGCAATGACGCAGGTGTTGCGATTGCTGAGGCAGTTGTGTTAGCCGTTCCAGCAAGATCTACAGCAACTGTCATTACAGCAGCATTTGCAGGTGCTACTGCTACCATGCCCAAAGTCATGGCTGCAACCACGGCTAGTGCGATTTTCTTTAATGAATTCATTACTTATTTCTCCTTGTTTATAGTGTTTTTAGTCCATCCAAATAATCTTCGATGTCTTTTATTTGGCTAGGTTTATATTGTATCACATTGCGACTCTCCAAGTCAAATTGCTCCTCTGGAGTCTTTGGTCTGTCTTTAAAGGTGTGAACCTCTACTTCAGTGTCTATATTTTTTGAGGTATGTGATATTGCCCCAAATATTGCTCCACACACAGCATCAGCCAAGTCCTTTGACTTTTTGCGGGGGTGGTCAACTCTATCATTTTTCATAATCTTTAATTGTGTTAGTTCATCAAATAATAAATCAATTGCAGGCATAGCAAGTCTTTCCTCGTACACAAGCATAGCCATGTCCTCGTAATGTTTTTTGGCAACAGAAACAGTATCAGTCTTCATTCCAACCTGCTTGAGTTCATTCTGAATATCAAACGACTGCCAACGGTCAAAGGAAACCATTCCAATATCAAACCCTATTCTTCTAAGGTTCTGAATCCATTGCTTAACCTCTGAAAGATTAACTGGGCCCTCTACCTTTGGTTCCCACCATGCTACTGCATCTACTATTACAATTGGTGCTACCTGTTCGTAGTTATTAATTACTTGTATGTTTACCCATTTTTCTACATGGGCAATTGCAACAGCACACTTATCGTGCTTCTGGGCAAGGTCAGCGTGTACATAATACTTCTTGGTTGGATCTGGTTTAAATGATTCGTCAAACCTTCTAAAGTTATCCACAGGATTTCTAAGTGTCATACAGGCTTTTACTTTTTCTTGTTGCTTAAAGAATGCATCGGAAGCAAAGGTTGGTACGCATGTAAAGCGCATCATTGCATCTCCAAGGTCAGTCATAAAAGCAATCTTAAAATCATCAATCTGTCTTGTTGGGTTTACTTCCCATGTAGGTCTTTTTAGTGCGAATACTCCTGGGTATTTGTATGAGATGATATGATCTTCATCCCAGGAAATTTCAAACTTATTGTTTGGGTCTGTATCAGGAAGTAATGGATTAATGATAAACTCGTGTGTTCTTTCAACTACTTCTTTCTCAGCAACAACTGCATCGTACTTCTCTGAGATGTAGTCTCCTGGATATCTTGGGAATGAAAGCAAAACAACTTTGCCAAGGTCTGGGAAGCGAGAGTCAACTGATCCACGGAAAGCCTTGTAGATATTCTCAGCAGTCTTACCTTGTTCATTACCTGTTCCAACTTCAGATGCAAAACCAGAGATCTCATCAAGCACTGCAAGAAGAAGGTTCAAACCCTCATGCGATTCTCTTTCTGAGTGACCAGAGTAAACAGTTATAGACTTATCAAACTCAACTGAGTCTGCTTTTGCATAATACTTTCCAGCAAACCATGGTGATCTTTCAATCTTTGATTTAAAACCTTTAAAGAAAACATTCTTAGCCTGCTGTGCGTTAATAGCAACGTTGATTAAGTCGATAGCATCTCCAGATGGCTTACCAAAATACTTTGCTGGGTCTTTTAAGCATAATAGTTTATATACAATATATGCACATGCTACTGTTGATACGAAGTCTTTTCCAGATCCCTTGCCAAGTTGCAGGATAATCTCATTCTTAGTGTATTTTTCAAAGTATCTTGTACCTTCTTCTTCTCCCATTATATCAATGAGATCTTCTTTACGATATATCTGGCTCATCGCTTCAACAATGTCGTACTGGATATCAGACAGGCCAGGCTGACCTAGGTATGCATCACCCTCAACAAATGTTTTTGCATCTACTGGAGTTTCTTGAAAGTTATTGTCTTTGAGTACTTCAAAAAAATCATTGAACGTCGTGGACAACTGTAATCACCTCGTTGTCTTTTGCAAACGAAGAAAGTCTACGCATTATCTCATCACGAACCTGTGGATACTCAGATGCAATATCTTTTAATATTAAAACAAGAACTTCTTGGCGTCGCTCAATCTCCATCATTTCTTCAGCAAGTTCTTTGTTCTCAAGCAGACCAGCCTTTTGTAACATATCGATACGCTTAGATTCAATATCCATAACAAGTTTAATTGCAGCAGTCTTAGCGCTAAGATTGTTTGTCATTGATGCCTCATCAATAACTTCATAAGTGCGAGAGACCAACTTACTGTAGTGTGTATCAGCAGCAGCAAGTGCTTCTTTGGCACGAGCACGGATAGCATCATTGGCAGAGGCCATAACTTTCCACTCATTGATAAGTGTCACAACTCTTTGTCTTGGTATGTCAAGTTGCTTTGAAATTACTGTTGGGTCATTACCCTTTAGGTATTCTTCTACTACTTGATTAACTTGATCAAGATGTTTAACTAGATCATCTTCAGTTGACATTGTTTAATTCCCTTGCTATTTTTAGCAGTATGAGATAACCGATTAGATCATCTAAATCATTATCGCCAACATAAGATCCACCTCTAGTTATTCTAGAAAGTTTGTCGTCAATGCGAACATGCAGTTGCTCTACACTGTCTGATGTAGCAAAAACTCTAACAGGATTGAGAGCAGAATCTCCATAAGATTTATTTTTTGCAATCAGCATCTCTTTAATCTCATCACAAACTTGAGCAATGGTAAACTGTGTCTCAGAACTCATCTTCATCCTCCTCGTCACTTAAGTCAAAAATATCTGGAAAGTTTTTAAAGGAATTAACAACATAGACTATGCCTACTGAACTAGCCACGGTAATTGCTAAAATAATCTTTTTTGTTTTACTCATCGCTTAGACTTCCTTAATCCAAATTTGGCAAGGTATACGTAAATGGTCTCTAGGCTCACTCCGCACTCCTTTGCAATCTCTTCTGGAGTCTTTCTATCCATAAGATATCTCTTACGCATAAAGACTTCTGATGTATATAGTTTAGCAGCCATGGTGCTATTTGTCAACTCCAATTGCTTTCCCCCAGTTTTTTATAGCCCAGTGGCCAATGCCACACGCATCAGCAACATCGTTATCAGTAATAGTTCTATCATATATAGTGTTAATAAATTTTATAGTTCTTTCTTTACGAAGATTTCTTTCGTAAGTTTTATACCAAGAAACTGACTTACCAGGATGCTGTGAACGAATAAAAAGTTGTTCATCTTTAGATATCTTCTTATTTCCTATATAGTTTTGCCAAGTGATTGGTGAAACAGTTCCTATTACTCTAGTTCCAGTTTGACCAGCAGCACCAAGGATTGCTCCCTGAACCAAGGCAAGATCTGCAGCAGTCTTTGGACTGTTCATGAATACTGTGTGCTCGATAACTATTGCCTCAAACCCACCATACATATCAAAGAATCCTTTTACTTTTTTGCCTGCGTCCATTACCTTTTCGTATGTATTGTTTCCTTCAAAAGTAATCTTGCCAACTGACTCAAGATCTTCTCCAGAAAATAAAGAAAAAGCAAGGCTATTAGTACTAGCGTCAATAGCACAAATCTTATGTGGCTTGACTTCTATACCCCATTTATTTTTTGCCATTTGTTTTATCCTTAATTGCCTTAATTGCTTTACTTACCGCATCTGGATTTACCGAACAAGATGAGCACACGGGGTGATCATTATATATTGATAGTGGTAAAGAACAAGATTTGCACAATCTTATTTTGCCTTTTCTTTTTAATCTTTTTGATTGTATATACCTTGCAGCAATTTTTTCTTTTGTTGCAAGTTCTCTACAATCGACAGAGCAGTATATTTGGTAAGATACAGACTGTTGAAATTGTTTATCACAAAAGTTACAATGTCTCACTCAGGATCTCCAGGGGTGCTATTTTTAACACGCCTGGACCTGCAGACTCACATGCTTTTTTAATTGGGCATGACTTGCATATCTTGGAGTTTGATCTATAGTTTTTGTTTGGCAGGGTTCTGTCTTCCCATGTCTTTCTAACTAGTCTCATCCAATCAAATGCCTGGTCTACCCACCGACGGTAATGATCGTTTACATCTACAGGTATCAAAAGAAGTTCATGATTATTTTTATTTTCATAAATCATGACACCTGTTGGTTTCTTTAAGATCTTCATATAAATAAGTAATTGCATCAAGTGGCCAGTCTTGGCTTTACCTGCTGCCTTTCTATATTCAAACCCTTCATTCATCATTGTTTTAATTTCACCAATGAGTTCTTCTTCTTGCCAATTAAACATGACATCCCCATACCCAAAGATAGGAGGATCTTCATTTATAATCTTAAACTCTGTAGTGGCTTCGTTATTCTCATCACGATAAACTTTTGCTATTCCAGCGTTTAACATTGCATTTTGAATTCTTGCATGTGACAAAGTTCCTGCACTCATATTAGCCGATGCATATGCATCTGCATTGTCTTCAAATATCTGACCATCAAAAGCAAGGTACCAGTATCGAGCACACTCACCATGCCCATAGGCAATAGTTGATGGAGCAAAAGTCTTCTTTGTTGTATGCTTATCTACACGAGTAATCGTATAGCCTTCTTTAATCTTTGCCTCAAGCCCAGCAATATCGATGGGGTGAATTGGCTTTTCTTCTGGCTTTATCATTACCGTATGTAATAAATTCTTCGTCATCATTTCTCGTTTCTATTAGTATAAGTATAGCAGATTATCGGGTTATATACTTTAGTGCAGACACTAAATTATTAAGCGACTCTGCTGCCGTATAATAAAGATTCTTCTTTCCACGATCTGACTTGTCTACATTGGCCATCCACGTAGCCTTAAAAGCCATTTTTGCTGCAATTGCTTGAAGCCTTACAATTTCTATATGGGCCACATTTAAAGGAATGTCTGGCTTTATAATTAGTTTAGCAATCATTGTTAGTGCTACTGTAAGTTCTTCATCTTGCATATAGTCTGCTATCTCAGCCAAACCATTAACCATTTCGATTGTTGTTCCTTGTTGTTCCATTATTCCTCCATCATATCTTCTAGTATGCTCATCTCAATTATAGCAAGTCTTACTTTTGCATTGCCCTCGCCTATTACGACCACTATGGCTGGGTCCTTGCCATTCTTCATGGCATCTGTAGTGGCCTTAGCCCAAACCTCTTTGTTTAAGGTAAAAGACTTACCCACCTCTTTAAAGTCTACGACAAAGGTTTTCCAGGAAGCATCACCCTTTTGGGTATTGCGTCCAGAGTTCTTGTGCTGTTTAGCACCAATCCTTTTAGACTCACTCTTCTCTGTCATTGCCCTTGTATTTCTGCTTACCAAACTTAACACTACTTATGTGCTTGTTTGGACACATCCATGTTGCTGTTTTTGTTTCTGGATAAAGTCTTAGAGATCTTACTTCTACCTTACATTCATGGCATACAAACTTGCCGTGATAAACTGTAAAATTACCCATTTAGTTTATCCTTGATTGACTGTTGCAAATCAAGATCCTCCCTTACACGATTAACAAATGCCTCTTTACCCTGGACTTTTGAGCCGTCTGGAAGGATGTACCAAGCACCTGTGCGTTCTACAATGCCGTTTAGTTCAGCAGTAGTAACAAGATCGCCGATGGTGTCAAGACCAATATAATCACCTCTAAAATAAAAATCATACTCACCAGATTGAAACCCTGGAGAGGTTTTTGAGAACTGTAGTTCCCACTTAATAGTTCTACCAATTTTTTCTTCAATTAGTTTATCTCCTACTTTAATTTTTCCTTTAATCGCTTGATTGTCGGACTCGGAACTAAATAACTTAACAATGCAAGAAGAATAAAACTTAGTAGCCTGACCACCAGAAGGCTGCTGGCTAGTATACATAGCGTTAATATTATTGCGAGACTGGGAAATAAGAACAAGAAGAGTAGGCTTAACCTTGTTGTTAGCATAATTAAGCATTTTCCATGCGTTACTAAAGTCACGGGATTCTGCTCCAATCTGCTTTGTATTTTCTAATGCCTTCATCTCGTCTGTATCTTTTTCAAAATAGATTGCTGGAAGCATTGATGTAATAGAGTCTACCACGATTAAATCAACTCCTGCATTCATTAGTCCTACGCCAACGTCTACCATGTCACTAATAGTCCTTGCTTGTGAGTAGATTAGTTTTTCTGGATCTACCCCAAGAGTTCTAGCCCAATCTTCTGAGTATGACATTTCTGAATCAATCCAAGCACACAACTTTCCTTCTGCTTGTGCTAAAGCAATCATTTGAAGGCACATAGAAGACTTTGCGGAAGACTTTGAGCCCCAGATAAGCACTTGTCTACCATAAGGAAGTCCACCACCTAGTGCACGGTTTAATCCATAACTTGGGGTTGGCTGGTACTCATAGTTAACTCCTACGCCACTACCTAATTTTTTCCTTAACTTGGGATCAAGTTGTGCTAACGCCTCTTCTATTGTTACTGTCATTTTTATTCCTCATCCTTTGATATATTTATGTTAATTACAGATCTTGTTTCATGCACATTTGGGTAATGGAATGAGTGATAGACTCTTCCATCAAAGAGAACTGCTCTTCCTGCCTTTGGAGAAATCCTGTGCTCAACTACCATTTCATTATCTTCTTTGTATACATTATTATACAGCAGGGTGTCTCCGTCGCTATCATTTACATAGTATAAAAGAACCATGTGGCTATTCTCATCATCTATGTGAGGTATTGATGGTCTTTTGTCATTACATAAAAATGTTGTATTGCTTCTTGTTCTGGTGATTCTATCATATTTTATTTTATGTTTATTTACAAACTTATTTAAAATCTGAATTGCTAGACTATTTGTAAAATTTTCATCACCCTCATAACTGCAATACATAAATTTGTTTGAATATGTATCTGTATCTTTGGGCAAATTATTTTCAGATGCATGAACTGTAAATGGAGAAAAAATTGCTGGTAGCCTATAAAAACTTTTCTCAATTTCATTAATCTCATATGCTGACAAGAAGTTATCATCTAAAATAATTAAACTCATAAGATATCCTCTAAAGTTACAGTTCCATCTTTGGTCTTTCCAAAACTAAACTTATAAGATTTTCCCTCTTCAATGTGCATATATGCCTTTGCAAAAGATGTAGGGAATACCGTAATAGAATGAAGGTCTCTGCTTGTGTCTGCAAGTGTAAGAGATGCCATCTTCTTTCCAGCCTTTGTAATTCTTGGCTTAAAAGATACAACAAACATCTCGTCATCCTTATATGGCAACTGCTTGTAACTTAAAAACTTTACAAGAGCATGAGATGATTCCTTTATCTCATCAGAAGGGATGAAAGAAACAATCCTGTTATCATTACACAAGACCAGATAAGAACGACCCGTCTCAATAGTTGTATTTTCATCATCAAATATACCGACACTGCCAGTTTTGTCCAAAATTTCAACTCGTGACCATCCTGTTCCTCGTTTAATTGATTTTACCATACCCATAAATATGTACGATCCCTTTTCTTCAAAGTCAACAATATCCTGAATGAATGCATAGTAATGAGAAGGTATCGTGATATTAAACTCTGGAAGGTTTAGGTACTCATACAGGTTTTCTTTAATCTCCTGATCATTTCTAGGATTATCATTAAAGGTTGCAGCACCGATTGCTCTTAGTGCTTGTAGTGCACGACTGTTTACTCCGTTGCCCTTGGTAAATGTAAATTCTTCAAGTTCTTTGTACGAACTAAATGGTCGTGCTGATATGTATCGTTCACCAATTTTGTCAGATATGAACTTGATAGCACTGAGTCCAAACCGAATGCCTTTACCCTCAATTTTAAAATCAATATCCGAATCGTTAATGTGAGGTAACTTAACGCTAATGCCCATTCTTTTTGCTTCAATAAGGTATTCAGTTCTCGCATCTTTATCCTTTTCATTTTTTAACACTGAGTACATAAACTCAAGTGGGTAATAATACTTCAGCCATGCTGTCCAGTAGGATAGCGTTGAGTATGCTACTGCGTGAGACTTATTAAAGGAGTACCCTGCGTGAGCCTCAAAGTCATGCCATAGATCACGAGCAGCGTTAGGAGTAATAAACTTAGACGCTCCTTCTACAAACTTCTCTTTAAACTGATCAAATTCTTTAGCATCTTTTTTCTTTCCAATGATCTTTCTAACTTTATCTGCTTCCGACATGGACATACCGCCAAGGTGTACGCATGCTTGCATAACTTGTTCCTGGTAAAGAATACAGCCATAAGTGTCCTCCGTAAATTCTTTTAGAACTTGGTGTGTGTAAGATATATTTTGACGACCATGCTTGCGATCAACATAGTCCTTTCCAATAGTATTCATTGCTCCTGGACGAACAAGTGCATTTGATGCTGCAAGTTCGTTTAGGTTCTTAACGCCCATCTTAACAAGAAGGTTTGTGTATGGTGCTGCTTCACACTGGAACACACCTTTTGTGTATCCGTCTGATAACATCTGATAAACATTTGCATCATCCATCTTGATTTTAAGAAGGTCAATCTTCTTTCCATCTCGTTCTTTGATTATGTCAATTGTATTCTTAAGAACAGATAAAGTCTTAAGACCCAAAGCGTCAATCTTAATTAAACCAATTCTTTCGGCTTCTTCCATGTCAATACCTACAACAGGAATTCTTTCATCAGAACCAGTAGCGGATCTTGTTTCGAGTGGTGCGTATCTGAAGATTGGTTCTTTTGCAGTAACAACACCCGCAGCGTGAATACCTGTTCCACGAATACGACCACGTAATTGTTCTCCATATATTTCTACTTCTGGATATTTCTCACGAAATTCGTATGTTGATTTTGATGTACAGAAATCATCCCAAGAGTCTACAGTTTTTAAAACCTTGTTTACATCTGATAGAGGAATGTTTAGTACTCGTGAAACATCTCTAACAATTCCCTTGCCAGTAAACTCAAGGAAGGTAGCAATAGATGCAACATGTCGATACTGTCTAACAAGATAATCTTTTACTTCTTCACGACGAGTATCCTGAATATCTGTATCAATATCTGGGAAGTCATTACGCTCTGGATTAATAAAACGGAAGAACAAAAGATTATGCTCAATAGGATCAATGTCTGTAATCTTTAGTGCATAGCAAACAAGAGAACCAGCAGAAGAGCCACGACCTGGACCTACCATAATCTCTTCCTTCTTTGCCCAGTTGATCATGTTACTTACAACAAGGAAGTATGGAGCAAACTTCTTATCTTTAATAATCTGCAACTCTTCTTCAAGTCTATCAAGGTACTCCTTGTTATCTGACAAACCTCGTTCTGCTAAGCCTTCCAAAGCAACCTTTGCAAGTTCCTTATCAGGACTCTTGTATTGTACTGGCAGCAGGTTTAATCCTTCTTGAATTCCATAGTCTCCTACTGTCTCTGCTAATAGGATTGTGTTTGAGTAGATGTCTGGTCTATCAATACCCTGCGATTCCATGGCTGCTTTGATCTCTTCATATGAGAGCAGGTGGATATCAAACTTATTAAATGTAATCTGACGGTCTTCGCCATAAAGATAGTCAAGGCGTTCCATCATGTTGCCCTTTTTCTTTGACTTCTCGTATGTTGCATCTTTTACAAACTTACCGTGGGTGTTCATAAGCAACTTAAATTCTTGAACTTCTTTTTGTGACGAGTCTACATGGTGGCAGTCTGGTGTTACAACAACCTTAATTCCAAACTCATCTGCAAGTTCAATTAAATATTTATTAATATGTGCTTCGTTGTGAGGCATGACTTCAATATAGTAGTCATCTTCAAAGCGTTCCTTAAACCAAGATATATATTTCTTAGCAAGAGCAAACTCTTCTTCTTCAAGTGCTTTAACTAAAACGCTACTTGGGCAAGCAGAGGTTACGATAATTCCTTCTTTATATTTTTCCAAAATAGTAAAATCAAATCGTGGCTTCTTAAAGAAACCATCTGTCCAAGATAACTCACTGATCTTGTTTAGATTTTCCAAACCAATTTGATTCTTGGCTAGAAGGATAATGTGATTATAGACAAGATCTTGTTGACCTTCTCTTTCAGACTTATCTCGTGTATCAGATATGTCTGCACACATGTATCCTTCTAGACCTAGAATTGGCTTAATGCCATTTGCTTTTGCAATACGGTGCAGTTCCCTATGCCCAGATAAAGTACCGTGGTCGGTGATAGCAATTGCTGGCATCCCCAACTCAACTGCACGGTTCACGTATTCTTCTGGAGTAGCAATCCCATCAAACAAACTAAAATGGGTATGGACATGTAAGCCGACGTAGTTCATATTACCAATCAGCGTTAGTTGCTGAAGTGGCAGATGGACCGTCAAAGCCCAAATAGAACGCTTCTTGTTCTGCGTATGGAATCTTCTTTAGTGCTGACTCCAAAGGATAAGGTTCGATATCTTTCCAATCGAATGGTTCCTTATCTGGTGCTGATGGAATAAGTGTGTAATTGGTTTCAGTTCCCTGACCATTACGCTTTAACTTCCACAGTACATTTGAGATGCTTCCTGTTTCAAGTGCATACTCACGAATTGTGTTGAATGATGATTGCTTGCTGATACCCATTGACCAGATTGCAACATATGGTGCTTCGATTCCATCGTCAACTAGGACGTTGCAATAGAAACGAAGACGACCACGCCAGCCAGCCTTTGGATCCTTGCGGTGCATCTCTTCTGCCCAGTCACGGCCTTCTGATTCCATTGTGTCTACAGCCTTACGCTTGTAGTCCTTTGGATTTACGTGCTCCTTAACAACAAGTGCTAGTCCACGCTTTTCTGCATAGTTTGCAGAGTCCTCATCAAGTTCTTCAATGAATCGGATCTTTACAGACTGACCGTCTGCAAGTTTAAGCCACTTTACTTTTGGCCCGTCGTTTTCGTACTTTGGTCTGTCGAGCAGGGCGTTGATGTTCTTGATTCCCTTTACAATGCTCATATTATTTCTCCTTTGTGTGTTTGTATTAGTTTAGCATAGACTCTATGGTTTTGTCAAACGAAGAACTTAAAGTCTTAATTTCTTCATCTGGCATATCGCCTATGTCTTTATATTGCTTATTTAGTTGTACAAGAGAAACACGAGATCCAAGTTTTTCAACTATCCTATCTTTCATGTTTCCCCCTGCTTCGTCATTATCTGCAATAACAATAATGTTATTGAAATACTTTTGAAGCAATTCTATTTGTTTTCCTGATACATTAGCCCCCAGTGTTGCAACTGCAGGAATGCCCAACTGGTCAAGCCTAATTACATCAAATGAAGACTCGACAACATATACTATATCAGATTTCTTGACACGGTGCAAGTTAAAAAGAGTTTTGCTTTTTGGTAATCCTGGCGTATTCTTAAAGTCTTTACCCTCAATAGACCTTCCAACAAACCCAAGTGGCACTCCGTCTGGGCTGTGTACTGGAACAGTTACCATATCCTGTTTTTCAGAATACCCTAAAACAAACTTCTCGCAAGAATGCTTAGTTAGTTTACGATACTGAAAATAATTCTTTGCTCTTTCAGATGAGGCAACATTGTTATGAAGTCTTTTAATAATTAATTCATCAAATGGCTTGTACTGTTCCTCTTTTACTAAAGCACGATCAATCTCAACTGCAAGATTGCTTTCTTTTTCTTTACTCTTTATAAATCTTGCTGACTCAAAATATGTTCTGCCAGAGGTGTGCATTACTAATTCTATGAGATCTGCAGATTTCTGACATGAAAAACAAAAAAACATTCCGCTAGTCTTATGAACTTCTCCTGCTGGTGTTCTGTGGTTATTATGAAATGGACAAAATATTATAAAATCTGCATCTAATTCTGACTCGATTGTTGTGCCTGATCCAGTGATGACTCTCTTGACTTGTTCGGCTGTATAAGGACTGGATTGGTTCCGTCTATTCCTGCTATCCATTCGCTCTTCCTTTTCCCTGCGTAAACCCCGTGTATTGATAATTCAAATTCAAAAAAGTCTTTACTATCATTATACAGCAAAGTGAAGTCTGGGTCAAGATCAATTCTTGGAACATACCCACTCAACCTCATCTCTGAAACTAATAATCTTACATACTCTATCTTTAATCTTCCAAGCAAAGCCTCGTCCTGAATTATCCCATTAAGATAAAACTTCTTAAGTGGCTTGTGATGATAAAAATCTGGTGGTATGTTCTCAATATTTTTAGACATACCATATTATACCTACTTATCTTCAAAGTCTTTGTACCTGTAATATCCCTTGTCAAAGTCGCATTGGATTAAGAAATCTCCCATAAAACCATTACGGTTCTTTCTAAAAGCACACTCGATAATGTCGCTATTCGTTCCACGGCCCAGAGCAAGGACCCAGTCAGCATCATAAGCAATCTGTCTAGACCAGGCTGTCTGGCCCAGTGTAGGTACGGTAGACAGGTCATTAACGTCATCTGGTGTAGCAGATGAGATAGCAATAATAGGAACCTCTTCACCAATAGCCATGAGTTTTAGTTCTCTTGAAAGGTTCTTCATTCGTACCGTTTCGTTATCTGACTTCTGGTTAGGAGCCATCAACTGAAGGTAGTCAACAATTACAAAGTCTGGCTTGTACTGGTCAATCTTTCCACGAAGAACTGACGGGTTGATTTCTCCACCCTGATCGTTTGAGATAATGTGAAACTCTGGCTTGCCTTGAAGATTCTTTGCATGCCATTCCTTTAGCATATCAATCTCAATCTCGCCATTGCTGATCTTTCTATGTGACCAACGGCCTTCGCCCATAATAGTAAATACACGGTTTCGCACTTCTGTCTCTGACATCTCAAGAGAGATTACAAGGGGTGTCTTACCTTGTTTCCAGGCCTGTACAGCAAAGTACAGGGCTAACCAAGACTTTCCTATACCTGGGTATGCCAAGAAGACTCCTAACTGCCCTGGCATAATTCCAGATGGCAGATAGTTATCAAATCCTGGCAAGCCAGTCTTGATGCCAACATGACCTAGGGCTTGTTGCTTCTTTACATTTTCAAAGTAAGCAATCGCAGACTCTAGATCTGTGACATCAATATCACGAATAGCAGCAGTATTCTTTTTTAGTTCTGAAGTTTTTGTAATAAGATCATTTAGTGCAACAGTTCCCTGATTGTTTTGCACATTTGTTGCTGCTGATCTAATGATATCCTTTAGGCTATCATTTAAATACTCTCCTTGAAGTTCTTCAAGATGATGCTTTGTGGCACCGACACCTGGGACTGGATCAAAGTCACGAAACTTTTCTCTTACTAAGTCTACTGGAGGAAGGGATGAGTTGTTCTCAAAATAAAGTCTTACAAAGTTCCAAATATCTCCGTGGGTTCTAAGAAGATTGTCTACGTTGGCCTGCAGAAGAACATGTATCTGCTTATCCTGAAGAACAGCAGTAATTAATTTTGACTCTGTATTATTCACTTAGCCACTCCTTTGCCATTCGTCTACGCTCTGCTCTTTCTTGACTGTCTTTTAGTCTATCTTTTTTTGCCTGTAATATTTTCTCTGCATTGTACGCAAAGTAATTCCATGATGGTGTTTCTGAAACTGCAAAGTAATACTCAAGTATATCGTAGCATCCTGACAATGTATATGATTCTACAAGAGCATCAGATGCCCACTGTTCTACATTTAGGTTTAGAGATGGCTTTGATTCGTACCTTGCGGTATGATACTTGCTGTATCTTGAAAGCAAAGCCATACGGTCTTTGCGTTCGGCCATTACTTCTCTTCAGCCTCGGACTGTGCTTCTAAAATCTTAGCAGTCAACTTGTCTTCAACAAACTTGTAGACTCGCTCAAATGCTTGATCTGGTGTTTCTCCACTGCGTCTTGAATCAACAACACCAAGATCAAGTCTTAGTGATTGAAAGTTACCAAGGTTAAGAGTGTATCCCAATGTAACAGATACCTTTGTGTCTTCGTTTTCCATTTTATACCCTTCGTTAAATAGACTCGCTCCAAATTGGAACAAACTGTCCGTCTTCTGTTCTTCTATATGTAAGTATACCATCGCCCATTCTGCGTGTCAACTCTTGCTTACTGGGCGTAATATCGTTTGTTATTAATTTATCTTTTCTTGGTCTGCCAATATGGTACGTAGCAAGTATATCACGTATGGCTCTCACTTGCGATTCTGAGTAATATGATCTTACTTGAAATCCTCTGGCCCCACCCTTTTGAGATCCCGTTGGAAATGGAATGACTCCTCGTTTCATTAGTGATGGCATATATTTTTTATGACGATTAACTAAATCAGCAGTCTCTCTAACGGTATAGGCTCGCTCTCTTTTCTTTTTAAAATCAGAAACTAAACAACTTTCAATCTGATCTTTTGTAATATTATAAACAGACATAATCCCATTAGACTTATTGAGGTGGTGAATTCTAACAAGATCACCATTTAAAAACCAAACCTTTTTGTTACCTGGTATTACAGGTGACTCATTGTACTTTTCGCTCTCAATTGTTCCCTTTTTAGTAGCCATCGGCCCTCCTGAGAATTACTAGGTGGATGAAAAAATTTTCTTAATCCACAAAGAATGCAATATAGTTCTAGATTATTTATTTCTGTGTACTGTCGATCTATTAGCATTCTTCCATTACATTTTATACATTTAATCACGATGTAGGTTTTCCAACCGCTATTATGTTAATTCCTATCGGAGTCTCTCCTCCAACATTAAACCTTGCAAATCCTTCAACCTTTGATGTTGATATACTATTAATTGTAACTGTTACACCCTTTCCTGAATCTGTTGTGTTGTTGTTGTATGGTGTTGCTGTTACAACTGGAGGATATGCAAACTGCTTTTTAAAGTCATGAGACCAAGCAATGGAGGTTCCTGCTGTTTGAAGTGATGCTGGTGAAACTGTTGTAAAGGCTGCTTCAATTTGAGCCTCAGAAGTTTTCATTGCTTGTGGACCTTCTGGTCCTTTAGTGTATACCCCAACCTCACCTTTTCTAGACTCGCTGCCTAATTGATTGTATAACTCATTAATAGATCTAACAATATCATATATATAGGTAACATCTAGTGGCTGCCCACGCTCAGGTACAGGTAAAATTGGCATAATATAATTATACCAGATCCTTGGTTTGAGAATAGACTTCTAGATGATTGGTTCTTACTAATGTTATTGGGTCAATTACGTCTGCAAGTGTCGGGTTAATAGAAGAGATCTGGACAACTACTCTTACAGACTGTGTTCCATTTTTTAAAAAAGAATAACTATTTGAGGCAGTTGAGTTTAAGTATGTTGGAGTTACTCCGTCAAAGCCGACAAAGATGTCATAGGTTACTTGTGTTGATGATTGACCCGTTGTCCAATTTACCAAGATAGTATTGCCGACTTGATTAATATCTCCTGGGCCAGCGACCAAAACATTAGATCCAGTAATAAATATTTTTGAGTAGGCAGACTTTCTATTTTTATCTTCCGATACAATTCTAAATCTTATGACTCTTGAATTCGAAGAAGTTACTTTTCCAAGCAAATCTTTTTTAATAACAACATTTTTAATTCCTTTATCTGCCACGGCTAAACCCCCAAGGAGAATCTAAATTCAATATAGTTTGTTGTATTTGCTGCCTTTATAATTGGCCTTGATCCATCGTTTCTAATTACAGAATAGCCAGTAAGTCCATACAAAGAGTTTGTTGATGTAATGTTTTCTAATCTCAAACCATCCAAACAAACATAGAACAAGTCTGATGGCTGTCCTGCTTCAGTTACACAGGAATATATTTTTGCCACAGTAACTTCTCTCCAATCAAAGTTGTCGGTCTTGTTTAAATCCTTTAGCGCCTTTTTTACAATTAGGTATCTGTTTGTTGAGAGGTTTCTGTTGTCTGGTGATGTTCCAGCCGTGTACCCAAGATCGTCAATGTCTACTTCAAACCTAGCGTACTCTTGAGGAGTATCTGACCCTGTGTAAGAAAATTCTAAAAGAATCTTAACATTGTCTGGAACTGTATTTGCGCTAGGGCTTTTGCTTACAACAGAAAATGCTAGTCTCAGTTCATCAAGTGGACTATTTTTTGTAAAATCTACATTTGTTTGATTAAGCCGAATATACTTTGGCTCTGTACCTATCTCTAATTTCCCTGAAGCATTCCTTGTTAGTCTAGAACTGTTTCCAGCCATAGCAATGATGTTATTTAAAAACCTACATCTTTCATTTCTTGCCACTCTGTCTGTATTTGTAAAAATTCTATTGTCTGCGTTGGTTGCAAAAACACTTGATGTCTGGTTTATAATTCCATTATCAGCCTCTCCATCTAACGGTGCATAAACAGAAGGTATTTCAATAGCAGAAGAATTAAAAGGCTGATATAGCCAATTGTCTGTGTCAGCAAAAGAGTAGACATTTCTACTATCAAAAGATCCAGCAACTGGATTTGAGGCAGCAGAAAAGATTCCAATCTCTGTTATTTCATATCTTTCCTCTGTTGGTAGTTCTGCTGTTAGGACTACCTTATCTATCCCGTCCTCATTTACAAAACCTCTGGAAATGATAGGGACACGAAACATCTCAAAGTCCAAAGAATTCTTTAGACTGTAGTCGCCAAAAGACCCGTCAGAAGCCAGTGGGGAGGCTCCACAGCCCACAGCAATGTGGGAGGCATACGATTGGGTCTGTCCTACAAGATACTTGGCTAAAAGATTTTTACCTATATTAGTTATCATTAATTTCCTCCACTATGTATTGTATCACTAAAAACATCGCCACTGGTCAATACCTGAACCTCTAACTGTTCATCACTCATAGTATTAATTAGATTAATAACCAGGTCCCCTGTGATTGGGTCAATATATACAGACTTACAGTTTGGCACTTTTGTTCTTTTTGTTAGGTCTGTGTCTGTTCCAACTAGATCGTATCCAGTTCCGCACTCAGGAAGTCTATCAAAAATGGAAAAAGACAAAGATTTAAAATAAGAGTCAGATGACTGAAGCCTTACAATATTATTTGGGTTGTATTGTAAATATAGGTCTGTTAAATTTTTAATTGGAGAGTAAGAAACTTTTTGTCCATTTACTAAATCGTGTCTTGATATTGTTGACAGTTCATAGCCACCAATATCTTCAAATATTAAATCTGTCATTGTTTCAATATTTAGGAGTTCATCTCCAAAAATAATCAAATCTGGGGTTGCAATTTTTACTGAAGTGTTGTCTACTTTTACTGTGGCTTCTGGCAGGGCTGCTGCCGAATCAGTAGAACTACCTGTGCTAATCTTATCTGTCACTATACTACCTCACTTAAAAATAATGTCATATCTGGTCCATCAGAACTTCTTGAAAAGTCAATGTTGTATACTACAAATCTATTTTGTGGATTTGAGGCTATGCTTATATCATTTTCTATATAATCTAAAGTAACTATGTCTCCAAGTTGGATGGTTGGAATTGAGAATATTTTAACTCCCAAAGACTTTCTGGGCTTTGATGTTTTTTCAACTATCCACTTCATAAGTCCTACCGCTTCATCCTGTGATTGAATATACTGAGTGTCTAAAGAAAAATCTTTTTTGCCGTATGTCATTCTACTAAGTTTGATATCTTGATAGTCTTGCTTAAATTTAAAAGGATTAGAGATTAGTTTATCAGATACAAACTGTGGATTTGACTCAAGACTATTCTTATTAAAATAGTCGTCAACTGTAATCTTGTTGCTAGACTGTTGTGTAAAAGTAATACCCTGAATTCTTAAATAGTTTCCGCTAGTTTCGTCTAGATTGAGTTGTGTATCTGTTGCATTAAATATTAAAAACTCTGCTCCGTAAGATCCTGCTTTAAATCCAGAGACAACATAGCCCTTTACATTATTAAATGTTGGAGAAATTTTTGCAGTTAAGGCTGGATATGCTTTGTCATATTTAAAATTAAATGCTGCTGCTTCTCTCATAATGCTACCGAACTCTTCAAAGTATATGTTATATTTTGGAGGTTCCGAAGATCCTATACCAGAAAGATATGTGCTTTGCACTAAGCCACTCATTGCATACTTTCTAAACGATTCGCTTGCTGATATCTCGCTGTCTCCAAAAACTGAATTAACTGGAGCGCCCGTAGAAAATGTTGTATTTTGAGAGTAGTTACCAGACAGTGCATAAACATTTTCAAACATTGCTCGGGCTGATCCTCTTGTAAATAATCCAACACTAGAGTATTCTGGAAGTGGATCTGTGTCGTCGACAGTCTTTATCATTTTACCATTTAGGTATAAATAAAACCTACGAACCTTTCCTATGTCTTCATACTCAACTGCTAAATCGTAAACTGTTGGATTTTCTTCTGCAAACATTCTTGATTGTCCAGTAAACCTTCCATCGTCTACTAAGATATTGGCAAGTCCATCATACAAAACAACTGGAACAGCCTTGCCACCATCTGATTTTATTTTGTAAAAAAACACGTTACTAACTGAGGCTCTATCGTCTGACGATAACTTTTCTAATCCAAGCGCTGCTATCTCAAAATAATATCCTACATTTGTAGAGGTGTTCAACATTACTGCTAAGCCAGCAGAACCTCCAGATATACTTATGTTCTTGTCTGGTGTAGATCCATTGACAACAAAATATGTAGTTGATCCATTTGCAGTTTGGCCTGAGTCTTTTCCGCCTTCTATCTTGCCAACAATTCTTAAACGTGTTCCAAAATGTTTATACTTTTTATCTGGAAAAGATTTATGAACATAGGATATAAAGTTTCTTGGTTTTTCTTTTGTTGTAAAGTTGGGTCCTGTTAAAGAAAGAGCAGAAGATTGGATTGAGCCTGCATGTGGTTGTGTTCCTGTTGTAATTTCTCCACTCATAACTGTTGACATAAAATTTTTAATTAGTCCAGTCCTAGAAGAAGTTCTTGCCAAAGCATCAGAGGATATGTTGGCGTCTGTTGATTTTCCTGCAGCACCTATGGTTGTTGCTGGAACAGGAGTCTTTTTTTCAAACAAGTATTCTGCTGACATATAGCATCCCTTAACATTGTCATCAGATTTCCAATAATCAGATACTCCAGCAGAGTGTGCCACTACTGTAGTTCCAAATTGACCTCGTCCGTGCTTTACAACTGGACCGTTTTTTAACCTTACAGTACCAGACAACTCTTCATAGTTTGGCTCAGAGTATATTCTAACTAATCCTGTAGGATAGATCTTTCCATTAAATGGTAATTTAGAGAAGTAGTCTTGATAGTCTTCTACAGAGGTTACCCAAACATTACCATACCCACTGACATTAAATTGAACTGCATCATATTTTATAATTTCTCCTTCTGAGTAAAAGTATCCATTATATCTTGTAATCCAATATACAGACTCTCCAAGACTAAAAGTATTATTGATAACAATATTATTTTTTACAAATGGAATGTCTGCTGTTAAGTTGGAGTTTAATGGTATTGCACTAAGAACATAAGCAGACTGATCGTTTACCTCATTGTTAATTGATTTGGTATTCTCTGTTCCAGAAACTTCCCAAAGAAGTGCAGGCTTATATATATAAACTCTTTCGTCATCTAAAAGACTGGCCTGTCTGATAGATCCAACAGATCTTTGGATGTGTCTTGTCGTGTAGTTAATTACTCCATCATTGTATACATTGTTTGACTGAGCAGAAACCTCAATAACATTTGCTATCTTATCACTACTGGTAGGTTTATTTTTAATTTCTTTATCTACAACAAAATCTTTTGTTCCTTTAAGTTCAAATGTAGTTGCTCTTTGTTGCTTTGTTGGCATAAAATAATCTTTACTCATCATTACAAAATTATTGTATTCATCAAAGAACATTGCGGTCTGTGTAGATATAGCCAGGTCTTGTAGAACTTCCGCTACACTTTTATCTGGAGCAACAAAAAAATATGGAATTATTATTTCTTTTTCTCCATCGACTCTTTTAAATGTATAGTTAGAAAAACCAATACTGTCTAGCAAAAGACATACAGCAGAACTAACAGATACTTGTGTCATTAGCATTTCTGGAGCGGTTATTGACTCCAGGTACCAATACATGTCTCTTAATGTAAGAGAAACAGTCTTGCCCATAAAATCCTGCTTAGGAAAGGCATCAGAGTACAATGTCTTTATTGGAACAAAATAATCCCAGCCATCAACATCAACAATGACTTCATAAAATTTAAATTGAACGTGTCTGTCTATATATTTTGCTATTATGCTTGAAGGATTGTTTTGATTAAATGCCTGATCATAATCAAAGATATTTATCCTTCCATTAGAAGCAATTAACTGGCCTACTGGCAAACCACTTATCCCAAGATCTGATGCGCTCTTGTTTACTGAATAGTCTAGTGTCTTGTCAGAAACGTTGATAGCAAGTCTTGGAGAAATTTCGATTAGGTCAAAGGTAGAGTCTTTTACGTTCATAGCGTCTACAACAAGTCTTACTCCAGAAATTAAGTCAAACTCTCTGAACTGATCTTTGCCATCTAGGGATCTTGTAAATACATCTGGAGATGTTGCATCTGTTACAAAGTTTGTTAGTCTATCTACCGTTTCGTCTTGCACATACCAGCCATATTTTGGCCTTATAACTTCATACTCTGTACCGTTCCAAATGTGATAACTTCCTATATCTTTTTCGTTTGTCTTAATAAGATAGGCATATCCGACTATTGAATTCTCTGGTAATAAACTAGTGCTAGTATAAGTTTCTGCAAAAACAAACTTAGCCCTCCACTCATTTGGAACTATAAGACCATAAGAAATTTCAACATAGCCATCACTTTTAATGATTGCTGATCCATCTAGTCTTGTAATTGATGGATTAAAAGATATTACATCTTGCCAGTTTCCATCTTTTAAGAATTGAATTTTCCAGTTGCTTGGCACCTTTTTGTTCAAATCTCCAAAAAATGCATCTGGCTTTGATCCTGTTGAAGAAGAAAATGGTCCTAAGTTTTCTGTTCCTGTGTGAGTTTGCATTTTTATAACAAGTCTGTTTGTTGGAACTGCTTCTTTATAAACAACAAAAGGACAGGCATCTTCAATAGAGTTTTGAGATCCTCTTACTTTTGATGCAATTCCGTACTCTTTCCCTGACTCTGTTCTGTAAGATGTCCAGTATTTAAACTTATCATTTTTGTCTGGCATATAGTACCTTGGTCTATCTGCCATAAAAAGATTTGGGTGATGAAGTTTTACATTTTCAAAATACACAGCCTTGTTAATTCCAGATCTTGGCCTGAACTGTTCAAAACATGATTCTAAAGAATAAAGAGTCTTTAGTTTTTCTTTCTTTGTTAAAAATATTGTTGGATCATTATTATTGTTAAAAGTGCCATCAACTAAAACATCTGCATCTGTTGCACCAGTATAGAAGTTTCCAGCATCGTTAATGTCAAAACTTGTCGGAAGTGATGAGTAGATTGAAGAAGTATCTGTTGGTCTGTATCTATAGTTTCCAATATGCTTTATATTGGTAGGACTATTCATATTCCACTCTGCTGTGATTACTGATTTGTTGCGTACTGTAGATGAGGTCTCTAGAAATGTTTGCAACTCTTTGTTTTCAAACATTACACTTCTTCCAAACTTATTGAGACGTTCCAGTAGTCAAACTTAGTTCCTCTTTTTTCAACAGAGTATGAAAATTCACTAATAAACATTTCTACCACCTGATTGTATTGTGCTAAATGGTCGTATGGGTCTGCTGTTGATTTAAAAGCACCCTTGTTGTCATAGGTCAAGAATACCCAAAAAGAACCTTTGTGAGAGTTATACCACTCAAGCATATCTGCACCACCTGCACCGCCATCAGTAGTGTAGGACTTGTTAGGAGATATGCCTGTTGTTGTGTTAAATGTAGGAACATCGTCATGAGACCTAGATGGAATTATATTCCAACTTGTGCTTAGGCTAGTCTTGTCAGCAATATGATATGATCTCATGCGACCATTAATCATTCTCTCCCGTTTTTCAATTCTTTCTTCTGAGAAATTAAGTGGAGACCTATTGTCGTCAGTAATTAATAGAAATTGATCTAAAAGTTCTGGACTTGTTCCTGATGGTGCTACTGCTCCTACCTCGTACCCTTGAGGAATATACAGGCCATTTAGCAAGGTGCCAGAGTTTTCAGACCAAAGCATACCACTTGGTCTATTATATTTCTTTCGTCCCTGAATATACTTTACTTTATCGTCTATTTCATTATCTGCCATTTAATGACACCCCTCTAATTCTTCTATCATCAACTTGTCTAATTGTTGACATTACTGCCTGTGCAATTTCGTTTGGATTTGCATCTGTCTTAGCATTAACTGTTAATGCATATGTATTATTATACACTGCTCCACCTGTTGTTTTACCACTATTGATTGTTTTCATATTATCAATACCGTGGGCCTGTACCGCATACTTGCTCATAACAAACTCTCCTGGAGTAAGCATTGCTGGCACTGTGTCTGTACCACGAGATAATCCTCCAGCAGCAAAATATTTTGGAACCATCCCACCTTTTGACATATAATAAGAATCAAATCCCATAATATTTGATGCTTTTATTTCTGCTGCTTCTTTTGCTTTTAACAAAGCAAGCGCTTCTGCTTCCTGCTTGGCCCTTAGTTCTGCAGCAGCCTTCTCTGCTAATGCCTTAGCAGCATTCTTTAGAATAGTGTCTCCCTCATTTGGATCTGTATTTGGATTTATTTTTGTTTCTTTAAACCATCCATTGTCATCATTCCACTCATAATCAAATCCTGGCTTTGCTGGTTTTGTCCATCCGCCCTTGCCGTCTGAAATCCATGCTTTACCTGGTGCTTTGTTATTATTGTTTCCATTGCCATTACCGTTTCCAGATCCTCCGCTTCCACCAAGATCAACTGTTTTAATATATCTAGTAATGTTTTCAGTTATGTTTTTAATCTCATTAATTATACTTTGAGTTGTAACACTTGCAGGAATTTTATTAATGGTGTCCAAAATATTAGTCCAAGATGTTGCTGTGTTTGCTGCTGAGGTTTCTGCTGCTGCTAAAGCAATGGCATACGCTTCTGACAATTCTTTAATATTTAGTACCTTTGCCTCAGTTTCTTCCCATTTTTCAAGAGTCATTCCTGTACTTTCGTCAATGGCTATCGCTTCTTCTGCAATTGCCGTCAAGTATCCTTCTTGTGCTGCTAATAATACATCGGAGGCTTCAAGTGATGTTAGAATTGCTGCATGGGCTGTTTCTTCTGCAGTTATAGAAACTAGTAAATCAGCATTGGCTTTAACTGCTGCATCATGTAGGGTTTGCTGCTTGGCCAGTTCTTCTGTTCTCTTAACTTCTTCTGCTTCAATCAAGTCTTGTTGCTTAACAATCTCGGCTTGCTTATCTATAATCTTTTGCTTATAATCATCTATTTGTTTTTCTATTTCTAATCTCTTGGGATCTGTTTCTAGTGCATAAATTTCTTGGCTTATAGCAAATTGTCTTTCTGAAATCTGTTTTCTTGTCTTTCCACTTTCTTTACCAGTTAAAGAATCAAGTTCGTTTGTTCTAGAATTTTCAAGACCCTGCATCATGGCATCGCCTTGGGATGCAGCAGAGGTTGCTCTCATTGCCTGAGCAGCCCTTGCTGCTGCTGCAATGTCTCCAGATGTAAGTGCATCTGCTAGATCTAATTGCTGTCCCTGTGACTCAACAATTTGCTGATTTAACTCATTTACCTTTTGTAATGCCTCAACTTGTTTGTCATATTTTTCATTAATATCTTCTGCAGCCTTGTCCATTATCGCAAGGTCGTTGTTATACACTTGATTTTCTTTATTAAGGACTTCTATTTTGTCTGTAAACCTTTTCTTTATCTCATCTTCTTTTGTCTTTATGTCTTTCTCTATTGACTTTATATCATTTTCATATCCCTTAATTACATCTTGGATACCCTTAACGGCATCATCAAACTTTTTATTTACCCCATCAATTGCAGCACTTAATGCATCTTCTTGCTTTGATATGGCGTCTTGAACATTAGACTTTCTATTTTGAATATCCTGCATTTTTGTAGATGCAAGCGCTATGCTTTGTCCAAGGTTGGCTCTATCTTTTTGAACACTCTTTAAAGTTGTACCTGCTGGCATTGTTGGTATGTCAACCTTTGCTGCTGCATATCTTGCTGCTACATTTGCTGTTGCAGTCTTTCCAACTTCTTGTGCTGGACCACCCTTAACTTTGTTGGCTGCAGTTACACCAGATAGTTCAGATGCAGTCATGTAGGAGTATGCTTTTCTCTTTACATCCATTATTTTGTTTGCTGCTGCTGCGCCTGCTGCCACCTGCTCTGAAACAGTTTTTACTGCAAACTCAATTGAAATTTTCTTTACTGCATTGTCTTCTATAGCCTTGAGACCATCGACTATTTCTTTTAATCTGTCTGCAGCACCTGCTGCGGTGGAGCCATACTCTCCCATAGCAGCAATTGCATCTGATAGTGACGCTGGATCAACAATTATATCTTTTATTGAATTCATTGATAATCCCTGTTCTCCTAAGAACTTTATAACATCAGGAATTTGTTTTATATCTTTTTGTTCTTGAAGCGCTTTTGCTCCACTAGATATTAAGTTATTAATTTTTTGTCTATTAGTTAACTGCTTGGTTAGTTCAACATTTGTTTTTAGTTCTTCCTCTGTTAACTTCCCTGCAAATATTGCTGCAGTAGTATACTCATCCGCCAAAATGTTTTCTATTGAGACAGAGTCATAGCCTAGCCCAACTAGTTTACGTCTTACTACCTCTTGTTCATTTAATAATCGAAGAGACTTGTCTACAGAAGAATTAAACTCTCCAACTACTGCTGCATCAAGACCCTTGTTCATGGTTTTTCCAAGAGTAGATAAAACAACATCTCCTTCTTTTGTTCCCTCTGGCAAGAACTTCTTTTTATTATATGGGTCTACAATTTTGCCTTTATTTTTACCCTTTTTAATTTTAGGTCCTGCCGTGGTAAAGTATTTCTTTTGCTCTGTTGGATCTTGACCCATTACCCAATCAATGAACTGCCTATTGAGTTTCTTTTTATTCATTTGCTGCTCTACGCCTTCAAACTTATTTGCAACAGATTTAGCGTTTCCTGCTGCAAGAGCCTTGTTTAATTCTGCTATTCCTCCTGCTGCATTGATTGCTGCATTTCTAACATTTTTTAATCTTGATAAAAGGAAAGCGTATGGGTCTTCTTTTTTACCGCCCTTTTCCTCTTCCTTGTATGCTCCACCATTTTTTGATAACTGATTTTGCTTAACTGACTGCATTGCTCGATTTGCTGCGATTGCATCGATAGCGGCCTCTTGTCCAGCAGGAGAGGCCCAATAGTCTGCAACGGTCCCTGCTCCACCTGCTGCTGCAATCTTTTCTTTAGTAAACGCATCAATGTCGCCTTGTCCTATTGTTTTCTTAACTGTAATGTATTCCTGAATAACGGTTTTCTTTGTTTCATCTGGAAGATTTCCCCATTGATCCCATACAGCAAGAAGACTATTCATATTTTCTACTGTACCGTCTCCATCAGTATCTAATTTGCTGATTGCCTCTTTTGTAATTGGCGTTGGCATTTTCTCTACTTCTTCAAGTTCTCCTTGAAGTTTTTTAAGTTTATCCATAGCATCTTCTTGTTCAAAGAATGCCTCAAGATTAATTTCTTTACCATCCATTTTTTCCATAAGGGAGATTGTTGAAACTAGTTTGTCTGCTTCTTCTGGATCTCCATTTGCAATCTTAGCCATAATTGTTTTTACAACTGCTTTAGATTTTCCTCCTTTGAATCCACCAAGGGAGTTGATCAACTGAGTAACTTTACCTGGGTCTTGCATTTTTGTAGTTACGTCAAGGAACTTATCAAGTCCTTCTTCATCATCACCAAACATTTCTAACAGTGATGTTGCTGTTGCTGTAGGCATTGATCCTGATGCAACAATAGTATTTATTTTAACTTCTAGTTCTTTGCTATCTAGATCTGCAGAAGTTTTTAAAAATTTATCGGCAAAATCGGCCTGGCCAGTTGCTTCTGCTTTTAACCTTACCTGATCTTTTAGTGAATCAAAGAATGCACCTTCTGTTGCTGCTCTTTTTTGTGCAATTTTAAATTGAGCAAGTTGATCTTTTAATATTTCTTCATTTGTTCCTCTTAGGGTTGCTAGTCCCTCTTTTCTTTTATCTTCTACTGCAGAAATTTCACCTTCTATTGCTTTTCGTTTTGCTGCATCTGATGTTGATGCTTTTTTTAATTCAAGAATTTTTACTTCTTTGTCATACTGAACATTAAGAGAATCTTGTTGCGATCTGTTAAATTCTAAATCCTGGATACCTCTTGCAGCAGAAGATGCAGCCATTTTTTCTGAATCAGTTTGTGTAAATGCTTCTGCAAAGTTATATCCATCACCAGTTGCGCTACCGCTAAGAATACTTTGTACAAGTTGGCCACCTGGAAGTAAGTTTGTTCCAAGTGTGCCCAATAAGTTATTTCCACTAAAAGCATTTGTATCTTTTTCCATCTGACTAGCAAAGTTGTTACCTAACTGTTTTGTTAAATCTCTTTGCTCTTCTACCAGTTTTACTCTTACCTCTAAAGGATTCTTAAGTAGGTCTTCTCCTCCTGGACCTATTAGGTCTAGAAGTTGTCCACTAATTTGAGATGTAAGAGTTGTGTTGTTTAAATTAATTCCAATTTGACTTGCAACGCTGTGTGCTTGCTCTGCAGTCATGATTCCATCTGATACATATCCCGCAAGTTGAACAGCCATCTGTTTGGCTGATGTATCTGTTCCAGATGCTAGACTCTTAGTAAATCCAGACATAACATCTTTTCCAACTTCATTTTCTAAGAATGTTGCTCCGAACTGCTCTTTTCCTCTTTCAAACCCAGTTGTATATCTATCAGAGGCGCTGGCCTTTCTCTTTCTGTCGTAGATTTCACTTGCCCCAACTTTTCCAGTAAGCGCTCCGATACCCTTCATTTTTTCTGTTGTTGCAGATGTTTGATCAACTAGTTTGGATTGTGCCCCTGCTGCCTTTGCTGCTACTTTATCTAATAGATATAGTCCACCACCTGTTGCTGCTAATGCTGTAATTGCTATTCCAAATGGTCCCATCCCCGCAAACATTGGGGCCATACCTGCAATAGCAGATGCTCCCATTGCTGCCATACCAGCAGTCTGTTGCCCAGCCATCATGAGGCCCATACCAGCAGTACCAAGAGCCATTGATGCTCCGCCAGAGAATCTTCCTACCTTTTCTGCACGGGCAACTCTGTTTTGCTTAGTCTCCGCTTTTTGTGTTTGCTTCTGAGCCTTTAATGTTCTTTGCTGATCTTCTTTTACTGCAGCATCATAGGTTCTTGCTTGTGCAGCATTAAGTTGTGCTCTACGTTCATTTTCTACAAATGCTTTTCTTGCGGCTTCTGTTTGTCGTTTTTGTATTCCTGCCTGCTCTTTTTGTCTTGCTGCTTCGGTTCTTGCTGCTTTCTCAGATGCTTGTGCTTGAGCCTCTTTAGCCTTTAA